TCCCAATCCACGCTTTGGGCTATCCATACGCAATGAGAAAATCCCCAGGAAACGCAGTCCCCGATTCCCTGCCGGCCAACTACCCACGGCTGACCGTAGTAGGCTTGGTGTGCCTTCTGGGCAGACCTGTAGAGGAACGTGTCCTTGCCCTTGGCTTCCTTGATCGCGCCCTCGCCGGCCTGGGCGAACAGCGGCTCGTCCAGTTCGGACAGGAACTCTTTCGTGCCCTCGGGGTTGGGCACATAGCCGAAGTCCGACTTGGCCTTCACGGCTAGGCGGGAGAAGGCCATTCCCGCCGCAACAAGCAGCAGGAAGACAGCCAGCAGCCGGAGGTATTTACTTTCCTGCGGCACGGCTGGCAGCCCTTGAGATGGCCATGAAAGCGTCCGCCCACTTGGCTCGCTGCTCTGGCGTCACCGGCCCACCGCTAATGCCGAGAGCCTCTTCCAAGAAGTGCTTGATCTCGTCCCTTGCCTTGGGCTGGCGGTCGCCAATGGACACGCCACCAGTGCGGTTCTCGCGGGCGGCGATCCGAAGTTCATCGAACTGCACCCCGGTCTTGAGCCTTGGAGTGTCTCGCTCGCCATCGGCGGTCACGATCCTGGCAAACTCGTCGCACAAGGCGGCAACGCAGGCTGCGTCCTCGGCTGCCGTGGGGCCGATGAACTTCCCGGCCAGCACGATCTTGGGCGGGTTGCTGTCGGGAGTAGGGGCCGGAGCCGGCGGTGCGGTCTGGAGCATCGACACGACGGCGGCGGCTCCAAAGAACGCAGCCAGATAGTGGCGAGTCTTCTCACTCATCGCGGGGCCTCTTGGGCTTCTTGGCGACCGGCTTCTTGGGTGCCTTGGCACGCTCGGGCACTGGCGCTGGCTTGAGGGCCTGGAGCCACTCCCTGACACCAGGGCCAAACACCAAGGCTGCGGCGGCACCAATGCAGATGGCAGTAATCACGATGCCTTCCTGACGAGTTGGAGGACGACCTCGATCCCGCCAGAGGCGGCGGCGATCAGTGATGCCCTGACGGCGGGGCGGGCCACGACCCATATGGGCCAGAGGTAGATCGGCACCATCTTGTCAGCGACCTCATCGAACAGCAGCGTGAGGGCGTCGAGGACGAGTTCCTTCTTCTGGGAGCCCGCAGCGGACAGCGTGTCAGCAGCCTCGATGGCGACCCGCATCAGGGCCAGGAAGAGTTCGCCAAACTCGGCCACCGTCAGGCCGTTCTCAGCCTTGAGGCGGGCCACAGTGACGAAACCCCTGACCTTTTGGGCAAGGCCATCAAGAGGGGCGGTGACCTGAACGCAGGTCTCTGAGATCAACATGGGGCCTCCACAAAACAGCACCGCACCGACAACCATCCTGCGGGACAGTCATCGGTGCGGTGCAATGACGCCCGTGTTACGCCACTATCACGGAGTCGAGACGCGGGACGAGTAGCCGCCGATGCCCACCAGAACCCGGCCCAGAGCGGCGGCCGAGGCAGTGGCAAGGGCAACGCCAAACGTCTTGTTGGCCACGCTGGCAACCACAGTGCCGGTTGCAATCGACACAAAGTTGCCCTGGGTCACGCCACCCGTACCAATGGTCGCGGAGGTCGGGCCGGCAACGACAAGCCAGAAGATGTCGTTGTTGGCAACCGCCGCCGTCAGGTACTCGTCCACGACGCCCACGATGGGCGAGTCAACCGTGGCGTTGCCGTCCACTTCGGACAGCAGGGCGGTCGTCTTGGCCTTCACCACCGTGCCGGCAGCCAGCGTGCCACCCGAGGTGTTCCGCATGGCGATGCACTTGACCGGGGCGTTGCTGTTCACCACGCCAGCCGGAGTCGTGTCCATGAACCACCGCTGCGTGCCGACGATGCCAGTGCCCTGGTCGGTCGCCGTGACGCCGAGGGTCGTGCCACGCGGGAACCACGGATCAGAGTCGAGATTGCTCATTTGGTCTTTATCCTTGTGGGCTTAGGCTCAGGCAATCGCCTGCAACTTGAAGAAGTTACGCGGGGAACGGAAACGCAGGTTCGCCAAAACGGACACGACATACCGATAGGATTGCAGGTCTTCGTTATAGAACGGACCTTCGGCTGTCATCAGGCTTCCTTCCATGCAACGCAGTTCCATGTTGGCGATGGACAAGCCGTATCCGCAGTTGGCAGGGACCGAGTATTCCGTCGAAATCTCCACCCCGTCCTGCTCAAACACATCGTTGAAGCCGTAAGACTTCAGACCATTCTGCTTGGTCACGATGACTCGCTCCTTGGAGTCGAGTTTGTTGAGGTACTGGATGTAGAGTTTGCGGTCGAGCAACACCATGTCGATCTCCGACTCCTTGGTGTCGTTCCGCTTCGTCTGGTGGATCGCCTCACGGGTAGCCACCACGCAGTTGTCAGCCCAGGTAGCCGTCAGGCCACCGAAGGCGGTGCTGGTGTAGTTCACGACCACCGGGCTGTAGAAGTCATACTCGGGATCAGCCACGCCGTTCGGCCACACGCCACTGATCTGCGAGCCGGCCACGGCACCGAGCCCGGTGTTCACGCCGGCATAGGTGTCGGCGGGGAAGCCAAACATGTCGGCAGCGTTGGCCGTCCGCTGGGCACCCGTGCCGATATTCACCGTGCCGTTGATCCCGAAAAACGACTCCAGGCCATGGAATCGCAACTCGTTACCGGCAGCGCTACCGTCAATGTACACCTCCTTGGAAAGGTGCTGCTCCATCGACTCCTGAAGCCGGCTTGCCATCTTGCCAGCGACATTGATAAGGGCCTGCTGGCCACGGTTCTCCAGCATCTCCTTTTTGTAGATGCTGTCCGTCACCTGATAGCCACGGTACGGGAGTTGGGCATCGACCCACAGGTTCTGACGCGAGAAGACGCGAGGCGTCTCACCATTGTTTCCCGAAACAGGCTGATTCCTATACCTGATTTGCCAGTCGATCCCTCGGCCACCCTGATTCATAACCACGTTACCGCTACCTTCAAGGGCTGCGAACACCTTGAACTTACGGAATGTGGCCAACTCCTCCTCGCGGAGGTAGTTGATAATGGTCGTGCCAATGGAACGTGCCCAATCAGTGCTGCTAGGCATCTCTGCTTATCCTTTCAGATTAGCCCTCGGGAACTTGCGTCTTCCCTGAGGAGTTCTTCAAAGGTTCGTTTTTGTTTCGGGGCCCGGAAGTCGTTGTTGGCGGTACCGGCTGATCGGCTGGGATTTCTCGCAGCCTCTCGTCGCAAGTACTCCATGTTCTGCTTGGCAAGGTCGGGTTGACGCGGCTGTTCTGGCCTGACCTCTTGAGCAGGAGGTGCTTGCTGCACCGGCTGCTGCTGAGATGCCATGAACTGCTGTGCGCTTTGCCCTAGGTTTGCCTGATGAGCAGATTGGCTTTCATCGAAGGCCCGCGCCAGCAACTCCCTTTCGGTCATTGCTACGGCGTATTCCCACCGCTTCTGCGGGCCTTGGATTCCGGCTTCTCTTGCCTCTTCGACATACTTATGTACAAGCAACCCCTCCGGTGTGACATTGCCTGTCTGAGGATCGAACAACCAATCACTGTTCTGCTGTTCAACAGTGCTGACGAACTGCTCGTTGTTGACCTTCTCAAACTGCTGGTTGACGATCTCTTGGGCCTGTTTCGCGGCCATTTCCTGCACCATCGGGCCGAGGGCACCCTCAGGGTTCTCTAGGAACTTCTTGGCAAAGTCCGCCTTGTACTGCTGGTACTCGTAGAGTTCTTCCTTGGCGGACGGCGGTGCGCTAGGGTCAACCACCTCGCGGCCGTCCTCGTCCTTGACGAGAAAGCGCTTGTACGAGTCGCGCACCTGGGGCGGATTCCACCAGCCCTTGGCTGTTTGCGCTGACTGCTGGTCGGGGCGCTGGAGCCCCTGGGCCTGGGCAACCTGCGGATGCTGCTGGACCTGCTGGCTCTGCGATTTCCGCCAGGCCTCAAAGTCGCGGCGGTTCGCCAGGTATTCCTGGGCGTAGGGGACGACCTGCTGGTACTGCGCCAAGGCCCGGGAAGCGGCCTTTTCCCTCTCCATGGCGTTGTAGAGACGGGCCGCGATAGCACGGTCGTCAGCGCCCTGAAACTCGGGGAGCCGCTTGAAGGCATCCCATGG